CGTGAGTTTCGCAATCTGCTATTAATCATGCATAGCATCGACAGTTGGGAATTGCCGGATTCTTGGAATGGCTATCAGAAGGCAAGATTTATTGATACTCCGATCCTATTCTTCCTGCGCAGCGACGATCAGCGTATGGAGGAGATCTGGCAAATCGTCATGCAACGTGCAATGGGAACGGAATTGGAGATCGACACGCCATTCTAAGACAGGCGCGGGTCGGATGCTCCGTATTGGGGACCATGTGCCTCGGTATTCAGAAAGTCAGTCTGTGGTAGATCCGCGTCTTGCTGCATGAGCGGCCATTCAAGGCTGACAACACATGGCGGGGGCGGGTAAGGGCGCATGACCTTGCGTCGCCCCACTTAAGCCAACCCGCCTGATCAACATCAGGAAGAATGAGCGAGCCATAGTGTCCAATCAACATCAGGCAGAAAGAGCGAGCCAGTCCCGTCTTATCAACTTCAGGGAGAAAGAGCGAGCCATTCGAAGAGATTAAAATCAGAGCTCAGCAGCGAGCCAACGTACTCCATCAACATCATGCATGCCAAGCGAGCCATCAGCCGCAATAAACATCAGTAAAGAATATGCGAGCCTAGGAGGATGACCATCATCTGCCCGGTTCAGCGAGCCAAGGGAACTCAATCAGCATCAAAGCGCAAGAGCGAGCCGCAACAAGAGACCAACATCTCTTACCGCCAGCGAGCCATCACTGACGATCAACATCCGAAGTCACGAGCGAGCCACCACGTACTATCAACAGCATGCCCGATGAGCGAGCCACGTGCTATGATCAGCCTCATGTCGGATAAGCGAGCCAACGAAGTAAATCAATCTCCGCGCTGCAGAGCGAGCCACCAGCGGCGATCAACATCAAACAAAACAAGCGAGCCACGCGCGCAAATCAACACCGCGCCAGCGAAGCAAGCCACACGAATGGACCAGCATCGGAAGTCGGAAGCAAGCCAGAGCCGCAAATCAACATCAGAAGCTGACAGCGAGCCAAAGCCGAAAATAAACATCAACCACCCGTAGCGAGCCATCTGGTTCGATTAACATCAGTAGGTCTAAGCGAGCCACGCGCCATGATCAACATCCTGTCGGATAAGCGAGCCAAGGAGGTCAATAAACATCAGAACTTAATAGCGAGCCGGGACACACAACAAACATCAGGCCGTGATAGCGAGCCATGAGGTGTCATAAACATCAACAACACGAAGCGAGCCAGAAATCAAGACTAGCATCAATAGGAGCAAGCGAGCCATGGCTCTTGATCAACATCAAAGCAGTTAAGCGAGCCAAAGCTACGTACCAACATCGGGCGGTGGAAGCGAGCCATCAGTTGCAATCAACATCGGGCGGTGGAAGCGAGCCATCAGTCGCAATCAACATCACATCCACTGAGCGAGCCAAAGGACTTAACCGACATCAAAGCTCACTAGCGAGCCGCAAGCCGCATCAACATCTAGCCGATAAAGCGAGCCATACGTGCCGATCTACACCAGCGCGTAGAAGCGAGCCATTGTCCTTGACCAACATCATCAAAGATAAGCGAGCCATGACCGCAAATCAAAATCATGCCCAACAAGCGAGCCGTCCTTGAGAACCAACATTAGAGCGAACGAGCGAGCCAATGGTTCTGACTACCACCATCGACAACGAGCGAGCCAAAGCTACAGATCAACACCAGCCGCAATAAGTGAGCCACCTTTGTCTATCAACATCAAAGTCGAAGAGCGAGCCAGGAGGCCAAACTACCACCATCGTCAATAAGCGAACCAAAATGGAGAAAGCAAATGACCGACTATAGTCATGTCCGTGCAATGGTGCGCGGTACCTACGACCTGCAAAAGCTGCGCATCCAAACCGCGCTGCGCTTGTATGCCAACTTCCGCGCCAAACTAAAATCGCCGGAGCCGGACCCGGAGGAGGCCGAAGAGGGCGAATTGTCGAAAGAGGCGGAAACGCTGGTCGATAAGCTGAAAGCAGAATACAAGCTGATCACCGCCGGCATCGCCCGCAATCGCACCCTGCCAACGCGCGAGGGCTTCGTCGGCAAGGAATTGATCTCGACATTTCCCGAACTCGTGCTCGTGGACCAGTATCTCACTCTAGAAAGAGACGAGAAAAAGCAATTCTCACAATTTGAAGCCGTGCTAGATGAAATCCCAATCTATCGCGACTACCTCAAGCATATCGTTGGCATCGGACCGGCCATGGGCGGCGTCCTGATCGCGGAGCTGGATCCAGGCAAGCCGAAACACGTCAGCGGCTGGTATCGCTATATCGGCATCGACGTGGCCAATGACGGCAAGGGACGCTCGCGACGTAAGGAGCACCTTGTCGAGTACACCTACAAGAACAAGGCCGGCGAAGAGGCAACCCGCATCGGGCTAACCTATAATCCGTGGCTGAAATCCAAACTCGTTGGCGTCCTGCCGGGCAACTTTCTGCGCCTGGGCTCGCCGTGGCGTGCGGTGTATGACGGGTACAAGCATCGGCTCGAAACCGATCCGACCCGACAAAAAGCGACGGTTGCCGAATACAAGAAATTGCACAAAACAAACCCCACCGCTGCGGCCGAGCTATGGACGCCGGGACGCATCGACAAAGCATCCAAGCGCTACATGGTGAAAATCTTCCTGCACTGTCTGTGGGACAAGTGGCGCGCAATGGAAGGATTGCCGGTCGATGATCCATATCCGGTCGCTAAACTGGGCCTGCCAAAGCACGGCAACAATCCGGAGGACTTCTACCCGCCACGCGCGTCCGCCGCATAGGTCGAAAAAATCCCAAAAAAAATTCCAAAGAAAAATTGTGGCATGGTAACATAGAACCTAGGAGAACAAATATGGAACCAAGCCCTGATCAAAAAAGAACCGCCGGCCAAGCCGGCGGTGCAAAGTTCGCGAGTACCCTAAGTGGGAAAATCCATCATACAGGAGACAAGCAATGGACGACAAGATTGAACTTGCCGCGCTGATGCAACGGATCCATGGATCGCTAGAGGCCATCGACAAATCCGTGAACGAAATCGCCAGCGTCATGCAAACCCTGCGCGACCGCTCCGACTCCGAGCTCAAGCAACGCATGGCGCAACTCAACGCCATCGCCGCTACGCCAAAATTCGCTTCCGGCCGCTGGACTAGACGCGACGGCGACGGCTTTGCTAACTTGCCGTCCCGCAGCGCAATTCCGCCACCAGACGCAGACGCGGCCAAACATGGCGACGGTTCGTCAGGGAATTTATGACCTTTTAACGAGTGTCGAAATTGACACCAAAGAGCTTGGGCGTGCCAGGGTCGATCCCTGGCCGTCCCAGCGGTTAGTCATCGATGCCGTTGCCAGAGGATTGCAGGAAGGTGTTCACGAATTCGTCGTTCTCAAATGCCGCCAAGTCGCCATCACGACGGTTTGCAGCGTCATTGAGCTATTTTGGGCATTGGCAAATGCCGGCGTACAAGGCGCCATCATTGCGGATCGCACCGACAACCTTGAGCGCCTGCGGCGCATTTTTGCCAGCCTGCTCGAAACCCTCCCGCCGGAATGGCGCTCGCCCGAGCACCGACTAACTCAGAATAACCGCACCGGCATGGCGTTTGCCAATCGGTCTGTGATCGATTTGCTGGCCGCCGCCTCCAATCCAGATCTCGGCGCTTCCCGCGCGCTCAACATGATGCACGCAACCGAATGCGCGCAATGGAAGTCGCTTGCTGGCGTGGAAAGCCTAAAAGCATCATTGGCGCGGCAAAACCCGAACCGGCTCTACATCTGGGAAAGCATTGCTAACGGTTTTAATTGGTATTACAACTTTTGCCAACAAGCCAAGCAAGACCGCCACATGAAGTTTATCTTCATCGGCTTCTGGGCTAGTCCAAGCTACGCCATTCCTAAATCAGATCCTGATTTTAAAATTTATTGGGACGGCGGCAAGCTGACCGAAGAAGAGATCACTCGCGCTCGCTACGTCAAACAACAATACAACACCATCATCAAACCCGAACAAATCGCATGGTGGCGGCGCGAAAGCGAATTCCGTCACGAAGAATACATGCTGCGGCATTACCCGTGGCACGAACGGGAGTGCTTCATCGCCAGTGGCAGCGGGTTCTTCCCGGCGCAGCGAACTCTCGAAATCTCCGAGCAACTCTCGCCATCAGGACCGCCTTACAAGGGCTACAAATATTTTTTCAACGAACAGTTTCTGGAAAGCCGGATCGAACCGACGACTGATCGCGATGAAGCTATGTTGAAAGTCTGGGAACCGCCAGAGCCGGATGGCATCTATGTCATCGGCGTTGATCCAAGCGGCGGTGGCGGCGGTGACAGTGATGATCATGCAATCCAAGTCCTGCGCTGCTATGCCGACAAAATTATTCAAGTAGCTGAATTCAGAACCAACAAGCCACTCACCTATCAAATTGCCTGGGTCCTGGCCCACCTTGCTGGCGCGTACAAAGATCATATCGCTAATTTAGAAGTGACTGGTGTTGGCGCCGCAGTGCTCCCAGAGGTGCGCAATCTGCGTCTGATGGCTCAACGCGGCATTCTGCAGGGATCTCCTGGGTCGGGAAACATTCTCGACATGATCGGCGCGGTGCGCTGGTTTCTCTACCGGCGTGCCGATACGCTCGGCGGGGCTGGTAACGTGATTGCCTGGAAGGCCAACATTGACAACAAGCATCAAACCTACAGCGAAGTGCGCGATAGCCTCATGCTGCACCGGCTGGAAATCCGTTCATCCGCGCTAATCACGCAAATGCAGGCCGTCATTGAGGATGAGGGATGGATCGGCGCCGGCCCGGATACCGGGGAAAACGATGATCTGGTGTCGGCGCTGGTTCTGGCGCATCATGCCTGGGTTGAATGGCGCTGGCCCGCCCTGGTCGCGCGTAACTACACCTGGGACCGGGTCAAAGGTCAGCGTCCGCCGGCCAATATTGGAACCATGCTTAGTTTTGCGTTCTCGCAAAAGATGGCCGATATCAACAAAAAGGCGCAAGTGCGCAAGGAGAGATTTTAATGCGTGCTATTCTGGCCCTACTTCTGGCCCTGATCACAACATCGGCCCTTGCACAGCAATCAAATTGGTGGGGTGGGTCAGCAAGCGGCACTGGATATCCAACTAATTCAATACCCGTCACCGCGTCTGCTGTCGGCACCGTTGCGGCCGTCATAGCTACGTTGCCCGCTGCGGTAGGAAAAACAACATTCATTTGCGGGTTCTCGATGACGAGCGGAGGGAGCACCGCAGCAGTAACCGGGCTTGGAACAATTGTCGGGACCATTAGCGGCACCCTAAATTTTGCTTACGTAGCACCTATCGCCGGCACCCAAGGACGCTTGATTGTTTCCTTTGCGCCGGTTTGCGTTCCTGCCAGTGCTCAGAACACTGCCATTGTTGTGACACAGCCTGCGGCGGGAGCAGGAACAGTGGAGGCGGCCGTAAGCACCTGGGGGTATCAACTCTAATGCCCATCGTCCGCACCTACCAATGTGAACAGTGCTTCAACCGCATCGAGCTCACCCTCGCGGCCGAAGACTGGGACGCGCCCGCACCTGAATGTCCAGCCTGCGCTCGCCAGCTGCAACAACAATTCAAGCCGGTCGCCATCGGCGGTTCAGTCGCGGGCAAAGCTCACGCCATTGCCGAAGATATCGCCAGCAACGATTATCATGTCGCCGATATGCAGCGGGAACACCGCCCGCAAGGCACGCCAACCGTTCGCTACAAGGACGCGAGTTCCGCTCCAGCAACCGCGCCCACCTGGGGCGCCACCAGCGAAACACTCAGTCAGGCCATTGCCGCCGGCCGGGAAACGCGATTGAATTACGGCAGCGGTCTTGACGTATTGCAGGCAAATCTCAAAAGCGGGCGCGAACCGGATCTGATTGAGCTTTCCAAACGCCGCAGCATCAGGGTTGGTTGATGCCCATTATCGCCTATGACGCCAAGGGCCGACCGCGCGTGATCAAGCGACCGGAACAAATCTCGCGCATGACCATGCCCGACCTGATCGCCCTGGAGGCGTTCTTGTGGAAATGCATGGACACCAAGATCGCAAATCCAAGTGTTGTTCATACCCTCAACGTAATTCACCGGGAGGTAGAGTGGCGTGCTCAAGATCCCGAGTTCAAATAGAGGCGACCTACTACAAGTATGGTCCAAGGAAGTCATTGACGAATGCATGGCATCGGTCGAGGACCGCGCCATGGTCTACATCCGCGCGGCGCAGTATTACTACACAGGAACCTATGACAGCCGTGCCGCGATCTACAACAAAACCAAAGGGCATATCGACAAACTGTCCGGCTTCCTGATGCAGCCGACCGATGTGCGCTATCAAATCATCTACGACAGCGGCGAACCAGAGGACATATTGGAGCGCTCGCAACTCGTTTCCGAAAAACTCACGGCCGACTATCGACAGACCGACAGCGACATCACGTTCGCCGAAGCGCTCACTTGGTCAATGATCAACGGGTGCCAATTGCTCAAACACTACCCGCACGATAACGGGTTCAAGGTCGCCCACGTACATCCACAGAACTTTGGCGTTCTCGGCGAAACCATTATGGATCTGGAGGAACAAGAAGCTTTTGTTCACGTCACCTACCCGACGATTTCGCGTCTGCGCACCATTCTGCAGGAGCACCCGAAGCGCGCTGAGATCCTCGAACGCATTTCGGATGGTCGGCCGACGCAACAGGACGACGAAAAACCGACCTACTTTCACCAGATGGTCATCGGCGGGCTCAATCCCTTGGGCGAGCCGGGCGGCGCCGCCAATCCCGAGGCCGCTGGCATTGTCAACGTCTTTCCGGTCCCAACACCCTGGCGCCCGCAGCGGCGTATCGCCCCCACGGTCAAGTTTTGCGAGTTGTGGATCAAAGATCGCGACCGTGATGGCGACTACACAACGCTACAGATCGTCTATCCAGACATCATCATCGAGGGCGGCGCTGGCGAACGGCGCAATCTCTCGCGCGTTCCCGGACATTCGTCATTCGTCAAAATCCAGCCGCAAGTCACGCCCGGCTATTTCTGGGGCCGCAGCTACATTGCCGATGTGCAGATGTTACAAGACTTGTTAAACAAGAGACTGCGCGACATCAAGGTGATGTGGGACCGGAACGTCAATGCGCCGCAAGTCTTCTCCGGATTTACCGGAGTTACTGAAGAAATGTATTACAAAATCATCAATGAAGGCGGGTTCATCAACGACCCAAATCCAAACGCAACAGCTAAAAAACTCGTTGAACCACCGCCCCCTGGTTACATGGAGGAACTTCAATTCATCTTCCAAATGTTTGACGAGGCCGGCGGATTCACCCCGGTCATGTCCGGGCAAGGCGAACCTGGGGTGCGCGCCGGTGTTCACGCGCAGACTTTGGTCCGCACGTCCTCTCCACGACTCATTGATCAGGCTGCTCGCGTCGAGCGGCAATTGGCTCAATCCGGGTATCTGTCACTGCGCATCATGCAGGCCATGGACGCGTTGATTTATTCGACCGATAGCGGGCAGGAGTTCGTCTTGCACGATCTGCCGGATAATTTTCAAGTTCAAGTCGATAGCCACAGCGCCAGTCCAGCCTTTGCTGAAGACAACCGGCAAGTCGCCATTGCGCTCGCCCGTGCTGGCGCCATCGATGCCGAGGATCTGATCCACATGCTGCACCCGCCAAGTGCCGAACTTCTGCTGGCACGACTGCGGCAACGGCAGAAAAATCAAGCCAAAGCGGCACAAGCACAGGAGCAAAAGGAAATGCTGCGCGACGTGCTGCAGTTGCCTTCTAGCGGGCGCAGCAGTGGCCGCAGCGGGCGCCGTCGCAAGGGTGGTGGTGGGGGGTAGTTGCATCCTACTAGATTTTGAGCGTAATTTATCGCCCCATGGCTATTGGCGACGAAACCGGCCCACAGAGCGCTGACGCTCCCGATCCTAGTGCTAGCGGCGCATCCCCTGGCGGCGGTGCTCCTGGCGGTGCTCCTGGCGGTGGCGGTCCTCTTCTCGCGGCACTCGCGCGCCGGCAACAAAGTCCGCAGCCCAGCGCTCCCGGCGCGGGTGATCAAGCTTCATCCATGACACAGGTCCAGAACGCACTGGGCATGTTGCAACAAGCATTGTCGGGACTTCAGCCTGGAACGCCAGTGCATCGCGATGTGTTGCGCGCGCTGCAATCGCTCAGCCGGCATATGGCGCAGGGCGCTCCGACGGCCGGTGTGCAGCAAACTCAGCTTAAGGACATGCTCCGCGCAGTCGCCCGCAACGCTTTACTGTCCAACATCATGGGGCAACAGCAGCAGGGGGGCGGCCAGGGAGCCCCGGCCGGGGCCATGGCGCAGGCGCCGATGCCATCGACACCACTACCGGGAGCATGATAAACGGCGGACTGAGAGGATAACCAAAATGGCGATGAACCGCAGCTATGATCCCCCCATTACAACCCCACCGGAAACACCTCCACGAACTATACTGCAAGTTGATACCCAGTCGGAGGTATCAGAGTGGGGAGCCATCCCTAAGATCGTGCCAAAGCCGGAAGGGGGAGTGCCTTTGCAACCGTCAATTATAGGTAAGAGCAACAACAACTAACATGCCACACTGGCGCAAGGAACCACCAACTATTAAGCCCTGCGCGTGGTGTGGGGAGTTTATCAAGCCTATTCAGCAATTTAAGAATGGGCGTTTCAATGGCTGGCATTCGCCAACCAAGTATCACGCCGACTGTTATCTCAAGCAAAAGTCTGAAACAGCAAGGGGCCGTCTCAACAAAGACGGGTACGTTATTATCGGCAATCCGCAAAAACGGCAACATCGCCTCGTCATGGAGCGTGTTCTGGGCCGCAAATTACGATCCTGGGAAACAGTCCACCATAAGAATGGCATTCGCCACGACAACCGTGTTGAAAATCTAGAACTTCGGATAGGACAACACGGTTCAGGTCAGCGGCCGAATGAGGCCGACATCTGGAGCAGCAACATTGCTCCGTACCACTTCAACGCGGTGTAGGTCATGCCACGCGAAGTCTCGGATGAAGAGTACAACTTTTTACAGGGCCGCAAGCAAGTAGCGGATTTCGTCGAGTCGATTTACAACGATCCGGTGCTTTCCAAAGAGGCCAAGGCGCTGATCAAGCGCAAATACCCGCAAGTGCAGATACCCGACTTCGATATCGAAGAGCGCGTTAATCAGCGCTTTGACGATGACAAAAAGCAGCGCGACGATGAAAAGCGCGCGGCCAAAGAGGCCGAGGAAGAAAAGCGTTTTACCGAAACGCGCAACCGGGTGCAGAAAGAATACGGCTTTACGGAAGATGGCATGAAGGACTTGGAAAAATTCATGCTCGAAAAGAACGTCGGCGACTACGAGATCGCCGCAGAATATCACGCGGCCAAAAATCCAAAGCAGAGTGACGCGACCCAACATGATGGCCTCTGGCATCATCAGAAACAGGACAACTTTGCTGAGATTGCCAAAGATCCGGAGGGTTGGGCGCGCAATGAAATCTTTGGTGCGCTGGTCAAGGATCAGCAAAACGCCAGAGGCGGGAGGTAGCAACAAATATCGGGCCGGCTCCCCTGTATTTGCTGTTGAACATTGATAGGAGGGTAAATTGCCCGTACTAGGGACCGGCCTAATTCCGAGTGGCCCGATTGGCCTTGAGCTCCAAGCGACAGTAAGACGAGTTTTCGCTCAGATGGTTGTTGTTCTGCTCTACAGGCAGAACCCGCTTTTAGCGTTATTGCTTAGAAATGCCATTCGCGCATCGGGCGGCGTGAGCCCATATACGCAGCCTGTGCAAACTGGCCAGTACGTGACATCGTCGTGGATCGGACCTGCTGGTCAGTTTAATTTGCCTACCGATGTGGCCGCCACCGTCAATGCAGAATTCAATCTTTGTGCTTTGGCGACGCCAGTGTCATCCCTGGGTTTGGAGCAGCTCGTAACTCAGGACGCCATTGCCGTCGCCTCCCGCCTTATGTTGAAACTCAACGATATGAAGAATTCTGCGTTGAATTCGTTGAGCGCCGCGTTGTTTGGTCCGCCTACGGCTAATGTGCTGCAAATGTTTAGCCTGAATGACGCTTATGGCGCCACCGGCGTTTACGGCGGACTTGATCGGGCTACGTATCCAACCTGGGCCGGGCTCAGCATACCAACGGCCGGCGCTATCCTCACCCGCGCCACGATGATTCCGACATTGCTGAAAGCCGTCAAACACTCAGGCGGCGAGGCACTCGATTTTGTTGTCACTTCGGTAGAGGACTGGACAACGCTGCTCACCGACTTTATGACGGTTGAGCGCTACAACAACGACCCATCGAGCAGGTGGGGCAAAGACGATCCGGTCAACAGTGGTTTCAGAGGGCTACTGCTGGGCGATACACCGATCTTCTTCGACCTCAACTGCCCGGTGGGCACTGCATTTGGGTTTAACAGTAAATATATCACGCTGGTCATACATGAGGACTGCAATTTCGCCTGGACTGGTTGGTATTCAACAATTCCACAAGGACAAATCGCCAGCGTCGGACTGTCGTTGACTGCGCTAAATCTTGTTTGCTCCAAGCCATCAACAGGCGTGATCATTACTGGCATCACTGGCGGGCAGGCAGGGTTCCCGGCGGCACCGCCTCCGTAACCCAATGGGTGATTGTCATGCTGCCTACTGCCAGACCGGCCAACGCACCGACGTATGTAATTCCCGGTTCGCATAATCTTGATCCGCCCTATAGCTGGGTAGCCGGGGCAGCATGGCCATATCCGCGATCACCAAAGTTTCTG